AGCTAATTTTGCTAAAGCTTTAGTTGATTGAGCTCCTAGACGAGAAACATTAGCCATTAGTAATCAATTTTCTCTGCAATGTTTGCTACATCATTAGTAGATGTTGAAAAAGATTCTCCTTGAGGATACTCAAAATCACATACAGTATCATGTGGAGTACCTACAACAGATGGTCCTTTACGTGCTGCACCAAAACCTTGTCCTGTAGGTTTGCCTGTAACTTCTTCAAGATTAGCAGGATACTGTAATAATGTATATGGTCCAGGAATTGGATCACTTTGGTTATCTTGTTTTTTAGCCATTTATTTTCTCCTTCTGCCTTTAGCAGCTAGTTTTTGAAATTTCTTTTTACCATATTTTTTTCTGCCTATAAAAGCAGCAAGAGCTTTTGGATTTTTAGCACCCTTCTTTTTTAAATTCTTTGTAAGTTTTTTAAATCTTTTACCACTTCCTAATTTAGGAGTTAGTTGTTTTTTTATATTAGAACGACTTATTGCCATTACTTACCTTTATATCTTGCAATACCCCATCCTCTAGGTCTTTTCTTTTTAGTTTTCTTTTTAGCTGAAGAACCTTTAGAATGAAATGTTATTAAAGGTGCATCTTTAGTATTAGCTTCTCGTAATTCATAACCATCTGGATAAAGATCACGAGGATCTAAACCTAAATTCATTATTTCTTCCATCATTTCTTCTGTTAAAATTTTTTTTCTTTTTGTTGACATTATCTCATTGCCTTTCCATAACCTCTGGAAGCTATACCTACACCTCTAGGTTTTTTCTTTTTAGTTTTCTTTTTAGCTGAAGAACCTTTAGCAAAACTGTCTATTGGAAAAAATTGGGGAAAGGTAGCTGCACTCCAATCATCCTCATCAGCAAAATACCAGTCAGGATACCATTCGTCTACTTTTGGTTTCTTCCATTTTTTATTTTTAGTTTTAGTTTTTGTTGACATTATCTCATTGCCTTTCCATAACCTCTAGAAGCAATACCTACACCTCTAGGTTTTTTCTTTTTAGTTTTCTTTTTAGCTTTAGATCCATGAGAATAATATTTTTTTACCATTCCACCTCTATTAAAATCTAAACTACTTCCAACTCTTTCTCGTGCTTCTGCTTGACCTCTTAATATATCACCCATAGGATCATCTGCTGCAGCAACTTCTTTAGCATCTAAAAAAGGAGACAGAGCTGTACCTACTCCAGTACCATACAGTAAAGCTTTAGGACCTAATCTACCTATTTTTTCTACTATTTCTGGAGCATTTTTTTTTGCCCAGCTTATAAATTTTTTACCATAATTTTTTTCACCAGGTTTATTTTTTTCTTCCCATTTTACAAATTTTTCATCTAAAGTTAATTTTTTTTTTATTCCTTTTTTCTTTCTATACTCTTCTTGTTCTGCTAAATCATAATGACCTCCAGAACCCATTCCTTTTTGTTCTGCTATTTCATCTGCTAAAGTTAATCTACCTTGAGCTCCTTTTCCCCAACCAAAAGGTTGTTCAGGTAAATCTCTAAAGTGTTTTAATAATTGTAAATATTGTAAGTTATCCATGATTAGTTACTCCCTTTTTGTAATGGATTTGGTGAACCAACAGGACTGTTAGCTGATTCCATATCGTCTTGTCTAGTTCTTCTTGCTTGATTACGTAATCCTTCAACAGCATTTACATAATCTCCTTGCCATGCTTGAACTGTTTCCCAGTTTTTAGCATACCTTGTTGCTTCAATCATACAAGCATAAAAAAGAGCATTATAACAAAACTCACTATAATAATTAGCTGTTGTAACACTTGTTCCTGTAGCACTTGCTAAAGCTAGTGGTCTACGAACATACGCAATTTCTCCTGACAAAGCAGAAGTTGGAGTTGGTACAACATATATAGAAGAGTTATCTTTTCTTGAATAATATTTTGGTCTGCCTACTGAAGTAGGAATACTCCAATAGTCTAAGGCAAACTCATAAGGTCTTTGTAATAGAGGAATAATCCCATCTCTTTCACCAACTAAACTAGCACTTGTTGTAAAGTTTACATTACGTACTATTCTTGTTTTAGCTGGTAAAGATACAACAGGACTAGATGCAGTAAAAGTAAATGTTGCATAGTTATTTAAACCTGCATCATCTAAATCTTTTGTTAAACGTATTTCTGCTTTATCAACAAAGTAAGGAATTTGATCGGCAAACTCTGTCGAATCATTTTCCATTGTATTTATAATGTCAGCTTTTAAGAAAGAATAAGTAGCCATCTACTTATCCTAATATTAAAGTTACTGAACTGCCGTTTGAAGGTGCTGAGACTGAAACAGTACCTTTAAATCTAATACCATCATCTCCTATATAAATATCTGCTGTTCCACTTGCAGGAACTTGAAATTTTATTTTATCTTCTGATGTACTTTTTTGTGTTATAGCAAATGTTCCTGTTGTTGTAACAGCTGCAGCATGTATTGCTACAACTCTACTAAAATCAGTTGAACTTACTGTAACAATAACACCATTGGTTGCACCACCAAAATATTTACTTGAATAATTATTAGCCATCTTTGTTCCTTATATAAAATATATAGGGGATAATATTAAACTATCCCCTACATATATATTAGTTACCCTGCACTACCATAGTAACCACGCCAATCAGAAACACCGAAAGAATATCTTTCACGTGCTTTAAAGCGTAAGTTACCTGTGTCGAAATCAGGTTCCATTTTTGTTTGTAATGGTGTTCTTGTAAACATTTTTGCACCATTAGGAACATCAGTTTTTACAAACCATGCATCAGTATCTGTAAAACGTCTATTGACATAGAATCCTTGAGGAACCATGCCCATATGTCTTACTGGATTGATGTCATTTCCTGCAAAGTGATCTCCAGTACCTAAGATACCTTTTGTAGTACCAGGTGTATTTAAGATCACATCAGCAATATGCCATGAATCCACAGGGATATGTAATGATAATGCACTTGCACCAATCAAAATACCTCTGTCATCTTTAGTCTTCTGTATAGAAGTTAAAGCTGTTTCTAATGTAGTTTGTGCTAAGTCTGCTGCACCAAGTAAATTACTTTGATTTCCATCACCAATAGTTGGGTGAGCATTAGAAATAAATGATACTCCATCTCCGTAAGTTACTCCACCAGCTGCAAATGCTTTATTAAAAATATCTGCTGCTTTTACTTGTTTAGTTGTTGCCATAGCTCTTGCTAAACCTTTTGCACGTAACTTAGCGAAAGTATCATAAAGATTATCTTCCATTGCTTCTTCAGTTACTGCGAAAGCTAAAGCGATAGTTTCGGCTGTATACCTTGCAGTATAACTTTCGGATGCAGTATCATAAACTACTGCTGCTCCTTCACCTTTAACAGGTGCTTCGCCAAAACCTGTGAAGAGTACTTCTTCTTCAAAAGCTCTGTCTGAGTTCTCTATATCAAATAAAGACTCATGTTCATTATTTACTTGTCCATACTCCAACCCAAAAATTGCATTCAATCCTGGTAGGAGTTCTTTGCTTATACTAGCTCTATTTATAGCCATTGATCAATTCCTCCTATTAAGCTGTTGATACAGTTGTTGTGATATAATTATCAAAATGGTTGTTTAGACGAACTTCATACCAAGGATATGCGTCAGTTACACCGATAGATGCTCCAGTATCTGTATCCCAAGGTGCTCTACGTATTACACGTAAATTACTCTCAGCATCAGTTGGACCAGAAGCGTCTAGTGTATAACCACTTTGTCCTGTTTTTGTAGAACCTGTTCCTACTACCCAAGGGAAATTAACAGGTTTTCCTATTAGACCTTGAGCTGTAGATGAGGTTACAGTTGCATCTGCTTGTATGAAATATGTTTGGCTCGGGTTTCTTGATACAAATATTTTGATATCAGAAGCTGTTGTTCCACCTGTCCAATGTCTGCTAAATTTCTGTTCTCCAGATGAGTTTACATAACTACATCCTTGGAACACACCAATGCATTTATCTGATGCATCAGCTGGTGAAGGTTTAACAGATGAACTTGCATACGCAATTATTGGATCTCCTGTGAACATATCAGCTGATAGTCCAGAGGATGGAACAGTTGTTACTGCTTCCCAATCAATAGTATCTATACCAGTAGAGTTCGAACCAGATCCGTTTTGTTTAGCCATAACGAGACCTCTTGGGGCACTATTTGTTGCCATATTCTTTCTCCTTAAATATAAAGAAAGACTCTATTCTTGAAAAGAAGGAGTTCTTCCTTTGATTACTGTTGACTTACTATTGTTAGAGATTGGCATTTTCGAATTGTTCTTCGACATAAGCTGTGAATTAACAGCATCCATGAGTTCAGAACTTTTATTTTGATAATGCTTTCTCTTAGCGTTAAGCTTGCCTGTAGGTATTTTACCTAAAGCTACATCTCCACGACAGACAACTCCAGCATAACGCCCTTCCTTCCTCACGACAGAAGTAGCACCCATTTCAGGAACTTCATCAGGAGAAACAAACTCCCACCCTCTTTGCATACTCTTACCTATACTTTGATAATCTTCTTGACCTTGTGAGTCAATTCTTAACCATCTTAAAGACATTCCTTCATTAGCAAATCTTTCTTCTACTTCTTTAGGAATATCTGTAGTACTAGGTTCTTCAAAGGTGTATTCAGTTTCTTCTCTAGTATTTAATTCTCTTTCTTCAGATGTACGTGATGTATTACGTGTCATT